TTATCAGCCTCTACAATCTTAATAGCTTCCTTAAGTGAATTGCTTAACTTTCTACCATTCAACTCATATACAGAAGTGCCCAATGTAGACTTCAAAAACTGTAAGTTTTCCTTAATATCATCTATACCATAATCATAAATAATTGATATGGTAGCTCTATTGTATGGTTTCCATACTGATGACTTAAATACTTCTATTTCAGTCTCAACTCCAACAACTTTCTTGACTTTCTTGCCCTTAATAGTTTTCTCCTCGGTAATCTTCTCAGAACCAACACAACGGAGTCTAAGACTGGAATAGAAACCAACTGCCTCACCACCTGGAGCCTTATACCGCTGTCCATAAGGGCCAGCATTTAAATTCTGCCTGACCTGATTGGAACACACCATAAGGAAGTTTTTCTCTCTCAATGTTCGACATGTTAACCTTAGTTGTTCACTAAATTCTTTAGCCCTACGCATGCCGTATTGGTCTTTACCATCAGCTTCCCATTCGGTAGTTAGAGCAGCCAAGCTATCTACAAATATACCATGCACCTTGTCCTTAGGTTCTGGATTCCATTTTCTGACAGGTTCAAATACTTCAGCTACCGTAGCAGGAATGTCATAATCAGTCTCTTCAATATTTAAGCCAAATAACTTAGCAAATTGTTTGTTAAGACGAGCCTCTGGATCACGAAACATAATCTGCCCACCTTGCCTAACTACATTTCCTGCTATTTCGCAAAGCAGGACGGTTTTACCCGTCCCGCTTGGCCCAAATATCTCTACAAGAATTCCGCTTGGGATACCACCCCCTCTAACCCTGCCACCACTAATAGCTAAATCAAGTAAAGTGGAACCTGTAGAGATCATCACCTCCTCATTGCCAGCAAATGGCTTAAGCTCTTCTAATTCCTGCATGCTATGTTCTTCTATTTGTTCACTCAATTTACGCCTACCCACCTAACTCATCCTTAGCATCAGCACAAGCATTCCATTCTATACAATCAGCACATTCTGGATATGATCCTTCATCCCTACCAAACTCATGCCCATATGGACACTTTCCATCAGCTACTGCAAGTTTAGGCTTAGACACAATAATCTTAGCCTTACGAGGTTCAACATCTTCATCGTCCTCATCTTCATCAATTTCATCAACTACTTCATCGATTGCCTTATCCACATCAGTAACAGCATCATCTTCACTATCAAAGAATTTAGCCTCAATTTGTTCATATGGAAGCACAACCAATACTTCATCTAAATTAGGCACTTTGTCAAGAATGCTCTTATCATACTTCTTTTCTCTCTTCTCAAAATCAATTCTACTGGTATCTGCAAACTTATTCTTACCAAACTGCTCTTCAGTAAATCTAATTCTAAGAGTATACCCATCCTCTAAATCTGGAAAATTAGCATATTCTGGATTTTCCTCAAGCTCTGTACTAAGTTTATTCTGAAACAAGTGATCACTAATGTCCCAAACATAAGGCCTTTCCTCATAGTTCTTATTGTCTAAAGGAACAACTATATATAAATTACGTAAATATGTCTTTAATGCCTTAACAGAATCATCTCTCCAATCTTTACCTTCTTTCAATAACCTTTGTTTATACTCACATATTGGACAACGCTTACCAATACTTGTAGGACACACTAAAGGCATATTATTATATCCAATATTCCTATGAAGCTTAAATGGTCTCTTATACCACAAAGCTCCAGGAACCGCAATGCCTAATTCATCATCTCTATCTGGATGATTAGGATCAGTAACCACATATGGTAAAATATCAAGTTTAACTCTGCTACCAGGTTCCTCCTTAAATACATTAACACCCTTTGGTAATTTCAAATAACCATATTGACTTTTCTGACTCTTTTGTTTTTCAATATTAGCTCTTACCTTATCTGCAAAACTAATTTTCTTTTTTTCCATTTAAATAACCCTCCTTAATTTCTTTCTTTAAAACTTCTCCAATTGCTTTTACCCTACCCATGTGATACATTAAACTAAGTAGATAAAGGTAATATGGAAACACCAAAATTATACCACTAATTAACAAAACCCACAATAATAATTGCATCTAGTTCTCCTTTCCTATTTTAATCATTTTATTTATTTCTCTTTGCCTTTCTGCTTGTTTCTTCTCCCACTCCTCCGATAAATCTCTTGGTGTTGTAGGCCCTGCAAAGTAAGACATACCCAACAACTTAACTAAATTCTCCAATGCTGATTTCTTTTGATCCATTGCCCTAACTGCAGCTTGTGCCATCTCATACTCATACTTAGCTTCAATATACTCCTTATTTGCTTCTTCATATTCTGGTTGAAGTAAGATAGTATTCTCAAGTGCAACTTCAGTAATCTTAGCCAAACCATACTTATCTGGATTAGATCGTATCTCCTTGTCAAGTTTAGCTTTAAGTACATCTAACCTTTCTGACGCCAAGTCGAGTGCTTTCTTAGCATGTACCATATGTGCACAATAACGCATCATAAGCATAGGTTGCATTTTCCACTCCAAGTCTAATGCAGTTTCATCAATGTTAATATCTTGCTCATAATTCAAATCCACTTCTTTCACCTCCGTTAGTATCCAAAATATGGTAAAAGTTCTTTACTTCTAATATATCTATTAATATCCTTATAGACCCACCCTATCCAAGTAAGACCATCATATTCACACGGAAAATAAATTTTATCTTTATCCTCAGCTACAAATCTTGGCATTCCAAAATCACCATAATCATTATCAAAATCAAAATCCAAAATAGGATGATTTAAATCAATTTCTATAGCTTCCTCTACTTCACTTTCACTAGCCCAACCAGGACTACAAACAGGATTTCCTTCATTTTCTTTAATAGGTTGATATATTATCCTACCATTCTCAAAATCAAATCCTTTATTTTTTAATTCCTCCCTTAAAGTAGCCATTTCTAAACCCCCAAAATTAAATATTATTTTCCTAACGCACAAGTAATTATAACACACCATTAAATATTTGTCAAGTCCTTATTATGGTGTAGCATGCAAATACCAATTTAGGAAAACTACCCCAAAATGGATTAATAAATTGCTCCATAACTATTCCAGCTTGATCATTCTCTCCCTTCAATAGAATTGCTTGACAATAACCTAATACCATTCTCCTAGTAGCTTCTACATCTTGATCCTTAAGCCCAGCCAATATGTTAGCTACCTTTTTCCAACCATCTTTTTTAATTAAAGCACGACATAATTCTATAACTTGTGATTGTTGTTCTGCTGTTCGTTTAGCTACTTCCAGCCTCTTCTCCTGTGATACGGATAATACTTGTTCCAATATTTGCAATGCATTGCGTGGACGACCCAAACTATCTTGAATAATCTGCTCAAACACAACTCTAGGCAAGCTCTCATTTTCAGCCTTTACCACAGCCCTAAGTAATTTCATCATATCATCTTCATCCAATGGCCTAACTTGAAATTGACTACAACGACCTCTTATAGTTGGTAGAAGTTTATCTGGTTCAGTTGTGCATAGAATAAAATATACATGTTCAGGAGTATCCTCTAGTGCTTTAAGTAATGAATTCTGTGCGTCATTAGTTAACTTTTGCACTTCATCTAATATCCAAACTTGACAATTTCCCTTTAGAGGTAAATATTGCATTTGTCTAATTATTTCACGAACAGTATCTATTCCTCTAAAATCAGCCATGTTAAGCTCATGTATATCTTCATTAGAACAACCTAACTTATTAGCAACAATTCGAGCTAATGTAGTTTTGCCACAACCAGTTTCACCATGAAACAGAAAGACATGTGGCTTCTCCTCTTTTGACAGTAACCCTCTTAATGCTTCAACTACTTCCTCATTACCTATAAACTCGCTAAAATCTTTAGGACGATACTTTTGATACAATGGCATTATTAAATCCCTCCATCATATTCTTTTTTATCAGCCCAACTACCGTCTACTGGTGTAACATCTGCTTCAACTGATAATGGCACAATAATCCACTTCCATATTCTTGGTAATTTTACTGTAGCTACCCTTCTAACCGTTTTAATTACATGTTCCAATTCGTCTGGATGTACATCAAGCAAGATAGAATCATGAATTTGCCCTACTAACCTACTATCCCAATTCTCCTTTCGCATAATCTTATCAACTTCAATAAAAGTTTTCAATAAACAATGAAATGCAGCACCTTGAACAGGATAGTTAACTACCTCATTTCTTCGCATTATACCAGAACATCTAAATCCTGTCAAGAGATCAAAATAGCCTTTTCTCTGATATTCTCTATACCAATCCTCTCTCCATTGACCATAGACACCAAATTTATTGTGCCAAAAATCATGTTCTATTTTCTTCATATGCTCAATAAAATCATCTAAGGATTTTATACCATGCTCTATAAAATGCTCACCTATTGTTCTATCATTCACTATCTTAATACCCTGGTTCTTTCTCCATTTACCCTTAGGAAGTTTACACCAATCACAAGCTATACTAACTGCATTGTTACCATAATAATCTCCATAAAACTGTGGAAACACAAATCCATTTTTAGTAGCATCACGTAATACCTTAAACTCAGGAACTTTGCTTACACCACCAGC